ATTTTTTTGGCGACGAAGCGAGAAAAACTACTTGCTTGTGGTTGAAAAATCTTCCGTGTTTGGTGCCAACAAATTATGTATCGCCCGGTGAAATTCTTCCAGGCGGATACAGCACAAACGCAAGCGCAAATTATGCAACGGACGAAAGCGGGAAAATTTTGCGGTGGTCAGACCCACGGACGGCGAAATTACGCAGCAAAACATTCCCCGGCATAGCGGCGGCAATGGCGGAACAGTGGGGATAAAGGAGGAAAAATGAGCATAGAGACATTAAGTGTCCTGATCGTCGGCGCTCTCGCGTTGACGCTGTTTGCCGTGATCGTCTATCTCGACATAATCACCGAGCGCGCCAATGAGATACGCGAGATCGCGCAGTCTTACGGCTGGGCTGACATGGACAAGGCCGGGAAGCTCGACGGCAAGCGCTACACACCGGCTACGGACGCGGATTTCTTCATCATGCCAGACGGCACGAAGATTCACAGGCATTGAAAATGCCGCCCCCGATAAGCAGATCAGAAAGCGGCTGGGTATATCAACAAATTCGATTATAAATGAAAAGGATGGGTAAGTCAACAATGAACGAGAAAGGTTACAAAGCATACAACCCCGGCTTGATATGCCGAGGGCATAAGTACGAAGAGGATACCGTTTATAAGAAAAACGGTCACGGTATCTGCTGCTCCGGTGTTACGCACTACTGCGTCAACCCGTTTGACACGCTTGACTATTATCCGCTTGTGCAGCCGGACGGACAGTTCAGCGAGTTCACGACGGTTGAGGCAATCGACGAGCCGGTCACGGACGACGGGCGAAAGTTCGCGACAAGTACTATAAAAATCGGTTTCAAGCTTGGCTTTAAGGGCTTTATACAAGCTTGCGTTGATTTCCTTTATGAAAAAACGATAAAGGAGATGCCGAAACCGGAAGATGTTGATGTTAGCGATGGCGCGAAGATCGGCAGCTCCGGCGATGGCGCGCAGATCGGCAGCTCCGGCTATGGCGCGAAGATCGGCAGCTCCGGCGATGGCGCGAAGATCGGCAGCTCCGGCTATGACGCGCAGATCGGCAGCTCCGGCTATGGCGCGAAGATCGGCAGCTCCGGCTATGGCGCGCAGATCGGCAGCTCCGGCGATGGCGCGAAGATCGGCAGCTCCGGCGATGGCGCGCAGATCGGCAGCTCCGGCAGATACGCGCAGATCGGCAGCTCCGGCGATGACGCGCAGATCACCGTTGAAAACGCTAATAATGTGGTAGCTTGTGTGGGCAAGCGCGGACGAATCAAAGCGCCCGTAGGTACTTGGTGCACACTTGCCGAGTATGGCGAGTGGAACGGTGAGGGGTATCCGTGCACTTGCGTTAAGTCGTTCGAGATTGACGGCGAGACGTACAAAGCGGACACATGGTATACGCTCAAAGACGGCGAGATCGTGGAAGTGCCCGAAGAATGAGCCTATACGATTTAGCGGATATCTGCGCCGTGCTCCCCGAACATTTGAGTTGCTCACGATTTGAGGGGATGAGAGAAAAGCACCTCATGTATAGACACAAGGGCAAAATGCTCTTCTGGACGATGGAGCACTACGCAGATAAGAGCTATGGCGATTACGAAGTAATGATAGACGGCAAAAGCCAATACTTCAAAAGACTTTCGGACGCCGTCAAATGTTTCAACGGAGGGTGAAAATGACACTTTACGAAATTGATAAGAGCATAGAACAGCTTATAAATGCTGTTAATCCGGAGACCGGAGAACTGCTGGTTGATAATGACGCGCTCGACGCTCTGATGTTGGAGCGAGAGAGTAAGATCGAGAATATTGCGTGCTACGTCAAGAATCTCGCAGCAGATGTAAAGGCGCTCAAGGACGAAGAGACAGCGCTTGCTGAGCGCCGCAAGGCAGCAGAGAAAAAGGTCGCGCGCCTTAGAGACTATCTTGATTACGCGCTGCAAGGGCAGAAATTCCAGACGGCAAAATGCGCGGTTTCATTCCGCAAATCTCAGGAGGTTGAGCTTGCAGATGACTTTATAGACTGGGCGGAAAAAACAGGGAATAACACCTTGCTCCGATTCACCGCCCCGGCGGCTAACAAGGTCGCGATAAAAGCTCTGCTTGTTCAAGGCGCAGAAATCCCCGGCGCAAAGCTGGTGGAGAACACATCCGTGATAATTAAATAAGGAGGCAGAAATGTCAGAGAAAAACATATATCAGCGCATGGCCGCAATCACGGCGGACTTACAGACCGTCGCAAAGAATCTGAGCGTGGAGACTGGGCGCGGCAAGAGCTATAAGGCCGTATCCGAGCGGGATATCATCGACGCAGTTAAGCCGCTTGAAATCAAGCACGGTGTTTATTCCTATCCTGCTGAACGTCACGTTCTCGAATCTCAGATACTCGAAAGCGAGAACGAATATCAGGGCAAGGTAACGAAGAAAACGACGTTCTACGAACGCATCAAGACCGTCTATCGCTTCTGCAACATCGACAATCCGGCAGAATACATAGAAACGACGACTTTTGCAGAGGGCATAGACAGCCAGGATAAGGGAAGCGGCAAGGCAATGACATATGCCGATAAATACGCGCTGATGAAAGCCTATAAGATCAGCACCGGCGATGACCCGGATCAGACGGCAAGCACAGAAGAGCGATACACACAGACGGCTCTAATATGCGCCGATTGCGGTAGCAAGATAGAGCCTATAAAGCTCAAGGACGGGCGCGTCTGGACACCAGCGGACGTGGTACGCAACAGTCAGAAAAGCTATGGCCGCAGCTTGTGCCGCGACTGTATGACCAAGATCAATGAAGCAAAGAAAGCCGTTAAGACGGCAGAACAGGAGGGCTAAATGCTTAACCGAATAACCATCATGGGCAGGATGACACGTGATCCGGAGCTGCGCCACACGCCGCAGGGAACGCCGGTTGTGACGTTCACCCTTGCAGTTGACCGTGACTATCAGAGCGGCGGCAGCGAAAAGCAGACCGATTTCATTGACGTCGTGGTATGGCGCCAGACCGCTGAGTTTGTCAGCAAGTATTTCACCAAGGGCAGCATGACCATTGCAACCGGTCGCTTGCAGATGCGCGATTGGGAGGACAAGAACGGCAACAAGCGCCGAAACGCAGAGGTGATCGCCGACAGTGTGTATTTTGGTGAGAGCAAGCGCAGCACCGGCACAAACGCCGAGCCGCCAGAGTTTGAAGAGCTGGAAGCGGACGGCGAAACTCTCCCGTTTTGACCTATGACACAGAACGAAAGAATAATCCGGCACTTGACCGATTACGGCAGCATAACGAGCAAGGAGGCAATGACCGAATACGGAATAATGCGGCTTGCCTCCCGCATTAACGACTTGCGCAAGCTCGGCTATCCGATAGTCGGCGAGACAGAGACCGGAAAGAACAGATACGGCGAGGCAACGCGATACTCACGGTACAGATTGGAGAACTAAGCAATGAAGTATCTGAAAGTCTTTACAGACTTCGCTGAAAAAATGGAGTTGTACGGAGACGCAGAGCGCGGGCGGCTATTCACGGCGATGCTGAAATATGCAGAGACGGGCATAGAACCCGAACTTAAAGGCAACGAACGATTTCTATGGGCAACGGCGAGGGCAGATATAGACCGACAGGCCGCGAGCTACAAAAACAAGGTAGGCGGAGCTGAAAAGGCACGTGCTCTGATTGGTTCTGATATCAGAGATAATCAAGTTCAATCAGACGCAATCAGATTGAAATCAGAGCAAGACAAAGACAAAGACAAAGACAAAGACAAAGACATATCCCCTAACGGGGATAAGGGGAAACGCGCTGCGCGCTTTGTCCCCCCCACCGTTGACGAGGTGGCAGCGTACTGCCAAGAGCGGGGAAATGACGTTGATCCGGAACGCTTTGTTGACTTCTACGCCTGTAAGGGCTGGTGTGTGGGCAAGAACCCAATGAAAGACTGGAGGGCAGCAGTGCGCACTTGGGAAAAGCGCGGCAATTATAGCGGCGGGTATACGCAGAGTGCGCCGGTAGCAACGGCTGACAGGTTAGCTGAGATGATACGGAGGGGGGATTTCGATGACTGAGCGAGAATCGGCGCAGATCATAGGCATTATGCAGACTGTTTATCCAGACAGCTTCAAGAACTTATCTGCTGATGCGCTCCGCTCCACGGTCAAGATATGGGCTAAGGTCTTTGAGGACGACCCGGCAAGCGCCGTGCAAGCCGCTGTGATGGCGCACATATCCGCGTCGGCAGATAGATTCATGCCGCCGCCGGGGGCTATCAAGCAGCGCCTTATCGGTATGACGACCAATGCGGACATGACGCCGCAAGAGGCATGGCAGCTTGTGAACGCAGCTACACAGCGCGGAATCTATCACGCGAAAGACGAGTTTGACAAGCTCCCGCCGGTGGTTCAGCGGATCGTTGGCAGTCCTAACCAGCTGAAAGAATGGGCGATGATGGACGCGGAGACAGTGCAGAGCGTCATAGCGTCGAACTTCCAGCGCTCATACACGGTGAGGGCTGAAAAAGAGCGGGAGTACATGGCGCTGCCGACCGGAGTAAAAAACACGCTGGCCGAAATATCCGGGAAGCTTGGCTTTGCGGCGTTGCCGGGAGGTGCGCATGAAGATTGAGAGCGCCCGGATCATGGGCAATGACCTCATACTTACCGCTTCGATACCGGACGCACGACGCTTTGTGTACGGCTTTAAGCCGGGGGAGTATGAGATATCCCCGGCAAAGAAAAAGCGCAGTCTTAACGCCAATGCGTATGCGTGGAAGCTTATCAACGACATTGCGCTTGCCGTTCGGGAAAGCCCGGAGGATGTATACCGCGAGGCGCTGAAGAACATCCCGAACATCTGCGAGGTGCTTTGCGTGCAGGACAAGGCCGTTGACAGCATGGAACGGCTATGGACGCGGAACCACATAGGGCGGCGCGTAGAGCGGGAGGAAAGCAAAATCAAGGGCTGCACGAATCTGTATATCTACTACGGCAGCTCAGACTTTGACACCCGGCAAATGTCCATGCTGATAGATAATCTCGTGCAGGACGCGCGGGTGCTCGGCATAGAGACGCGCCCGGAGGAAGAAATCAAGTCACTGTTGGAGGCATGGGAATGAAAGATTACCATAAATTCCTTGAGAGTAAGAAAATAGCCGTCACACCGTCCGGATTTGAGCCAACGTCAAGTAATCCGAAACTGTTCAACTGGCAGAATGACATAGTGCGTTGGGCGCTTGTAAAAGGCCGCGCTTGCATATTCGCAGATTGCGGGCTTGGCAAGACGGCTATGCAGCTTCAATGGGCTAAACAGGTGTCAGAGCATACCGGAAAGCCCGTGCTGATACTCGCGCCGCTTGCCGTCGCACAGCAGACAAGACGTGAGGGTGAAAAGTTCGATGTTCCTGTCAAAGTCTGCCGAACGCAGAAAGATGTTGCCGACGGCGTGAACATCACAAACTATGAGATGGTCGAACATTTCTCGGCGGAAGCATTCAGCGGCGTTGTGCTGGATGAGAGCAGCATACTCAAGGACTACTCAAGCAAGACGCGGCAGCTGCTAACAGAAATGTTTCAGGATACGCCGTATAAGCTCTGCTGCACCGCTACTCCGGCACCGAACGATTACAAGGAACTCGGCACACACGCGCAGTTCTGCAACATAATGACGCAGACCGAAATGCTATCTACGTTCTTTTGCCACGATGGCGGAAATACGTCACAGTGGCGGCTCAAAGGTCACGCAGAAAGCAAATTCTTTGAGTGGGTTGCTGGATGGGCGTGCTGTCTGACAAGCCCGGCAGACTTGGGATATGACAGCGCAGGCTTTAATCTGCCGGAGCTTCGTATACACGAAGTCGTAACGGAAAGCGATGCCTTAACGGACGGCGACGGGCAGATGATGCTGATGGCGAGAGCTACACAGGATTTGCAGGAGCGACGGCAAGCGCGCCGGTCAAGCTTGGTTGACAGAGTGGCAGCTGCGGCAGAGATAGCCAACGGAACGGATGAACAGGTGCTTGTCTGGTGCGACCTCAACGACGAGAGTAGCGCACTTGCGGATGCGATAGATGGTGCGGTTGAAGTCCGTGGCAGTCAGAGCGCGGAATACAAGGAAACAGCGATGAACGGATTTACAACAGGCGAAAAACGAGTGCTTGTGTCAAAGCCATCAATAGCCGGATGGGGAATGAACTGGCAGCAGTGCAGCAAGATGATATTTGTGGGGCTGTCGGACAGCTTTGAAGCATATTATCAGGCGGTTCGCCGCTGTTGGCGCTTCGGGCAGAAAAGTCCGGTTGATGTGTATATCGTGATTTCTGATGCAGAGGGCTGCGTCAAGGAAAACATAGAGCGCAAACAGCGCGATGCTGAGCGTATGACTTCTGAGCTTGTACGGTTCACAAAAAATATACTTGCTGCCGACCTGCACCATACCGTGAGAATGAGCGAAAGCTACTACGCTTTGGAAAGGATGGAAATACCGGAATGGTTATTGAAAATATCGGCGTGATAGATCAAGCAATAGGCGAGAACTACGCGCTGTATAACGGCGACAGCTGCGAGGTGCTGAAAGGCATACCGGAGAGCAGCATACACTATGAAATCTTCTCACCGCCGTTTGCAAGCCTATACACGTACTCAAACAGCGAGAGAGATTTAGGCAACTGCCGTACGACGACGGAGTTTTACGAACAGTTCAAATACATCGTGAGTGAACTGTACCGTGTGCTTATGCCGGGACGGCTGGTGAGTTTTCATTGTATGGACTTGCCGCTTTCAAAAGAGCGGGACGGCATTATAGGTATCCGGGACTTCCGCGGTGAAATGATCCGGCTGTTTGAGGATGCGGGTTTTGTGCTTCATTCTCAGGTGTGTATTTGGAAAGACCCCGTGACCGCAATGCAGCGCACTAAGGCTCTCGGCCTGTTGCATAAACAGATAAAGAAAGACAGCTGTATGAGCAGACAGGGCATACCAGATTATCTTGTGACAATGCGCAAACCGGGAGAAAACCCGGAGCGCGTGACGCACACGAACGAGAGTTTTCCGGTAGACGTATGGCAGAGATACGCAAGCCCCGTCTGGATGGACATAAACCCATCAGATACGCTCCAAGCAAGTAGCGCAAAGGAGGATAAGGACGAACGGCATATATGCCCATTGCAGCTTGGCGTTATTCGGCGCGGAATAAATCTATGGACTAACCCCGGCGATACGGTGCTTACTCCATTTTTGGGGATAGGCTCTGAGGCTGTTGTTGCGTTACAGCAAGGGCGCAAGGCAATAGGCATAGAACTTAAAAGCTCATATTACAAACAGGCTGTACGTAACTGTGAGGGCACACAGGCGTATGAGCAAATATCGCTGCTATGACTAACGAATACGGTGTGACGCTCGACCGCAACGGTTATGCTCCGTCAATCGTGCAGGATATAAACGGCTGCTGGTTCTGCAAAACGCAGCAGGGCAAGCTTGACCGGCATGAGATATACCACGGGGCATACCGGAAGAAATCAAAAGCACTGGGCTTATGGGTGCTGCTCTGCCATGACTGTCACATGACATTACACCACACCGACGCCGCCCTTGATGCGCTGCTCAAGCGCTGGGGGCAGCGTGAGGCGATGAAACATTACGGATGGGGCACCGGAGATTTCCGGGGACGGTTCGGAAAAAACTACTTGTGAGGTGAACGATGGAAACACATTTTACGATCCCCGGCAAGCCACAGGGCAAGGCAAGGCCGCGAGTAAGGCGGGACGGACACGCGTACACCCCAGAACAGACAACGCAGTATGAAGAGCTTGTACGTTGGTGTTGGCGGTGTTCCGGGGCGATTAAGCTGAACGGAGCTATAAGGGCGGTGATACTTGCGAGATATCCCGTGCCGAAGCGCGACAGCAGGAAAACGCAAGACGCCAAGATATGCGGTGAAATCCCCTGCACGATAAAGCCGGACTGTGACAACATCGCTAAGATTGTGCTCGACGCGCTCAACGGGCTTGCCTATGACGACGATAGCCAAGTCACGGAGCTGGAAGTACATAAGCTCTACGGGGACATCGGGGATGTTTTTGTAAGGCTTGAAGAAATAAAGGAGGGTAATGATGGCGGAGCATAAGAAGTGCTACGGCAAGTGTGACCGCTGCGTGTGGAAGAACAACGGCGGCTGTTCAGAATGGAGGAGAATAAAATGATGAGTTACGAAGACAACAGAAATTGCATTAGCGGCGCGGAGTCGGGGACGCTTCAGACCAATACAGCCCCGCTTTCGAACATGATGGATCAGGCAAATAACATGGCGCAAGAAATTCTGATCAGGGTACAAAAGATAAATGCTTGCATGTTTGGTGTGAGCACCCCCGACAGAGACGAGGCACCGTATCCAAAGTGTTTCCAGGAAGTTCTCACTGATCAGCTCAAGACGCTTAACGAAGCGACGTGCGAGCTTGCGGCAATAATGGATAAGCTGGGGGTATGAATTGATGCCTGAATTAAAACCTTGCCCGTTCTGCGGCGGAGAAGCAAGACTTCAACACAAAGCAGACGCATCATTCGTGGAGTGTACCTCATGCCGTGTACGAGGCAGCTACGTTCCGATGTCGTACCGGTATTCAAGTGACGCTGAAGCAATCGAGGCATGGAACAGGAGAGTTGATAGCAAATGAACATCTACAAAGAAATTAAAGAAATCGCCAAGTGCAACGCAAAGAAAGAAGCACTTATAAAAAAACTTGAAGAAAAACTGGATATAGACGGATTGTGCTTTGATTCCGCAGAATTTGTCACGCTTTCAAAGGAAGATATCGAATACTTTGGTGAAAGCAACACAACAGATGATTATTACGTTAGCCAGAGTGTCGGCTACTGTGGCGATGACTTTTACGGGCATCTCTGGTTTAAGACAGACGTAAATGGACAGTATGTCAAAATCTACTTTGAAATGTAAGAGGTGATGGCAATGACAGCGTATGAATGCGAATGGTGTCTGGACGAAATCTGCACAAATGCAGATTGCCCCATGTGCTGTGATTTCTGCCCCGTGCCGGACACGTCGGGGGTTTGCAAGCATGAGAGTAGATACGGCTTGGAGAACACACCATGAGTAAAAGCGGATTGCTCGCCCGGCAAAAGGCCGAACGCGAACTATGGACGATCAGAGTGATCGCCTACACCGAGCAGCAGACGCTTGATGCGGTGTGCCTCGCACTCGCCGAGGGCTTCGGGTTCGGAGAGGAGCGGCTGAAGCGCTTCCACGACGCTTTTAATGCCAAGTACACGGAAATCCGGGAGCTGGAAAAGGGCGACACCAAAGACAACGAATACGCCATAGCCAAGCAAGAGGCCGCACTTAAAGCGGCTTGCGGCAAATACTATGCACCGCGTGAGGTAAGATATGATATCAAAATCGTCACCAGAGACGGCAAGCAACACAAGCTGTGAGGAGCTGTACATAGCAAATGAGAAGCTTGTGTATCAATGCTTGAAACAATATTTTCCGCATCTGCAATATGACGAAGATGCACAGCAAACCGCGAGAATGGCGCTATGGCGCGCTTGCATGGACTACGATCCTGAAAAGGGCGCGCTGTCAACGTTGGCTTGGCGATACATCAGAAATGAAATATACGCCGAGCTGCGACGCGCCAACTGTGCCAAGCGGCCTAAGTCCGTGTTATCTCTGTCAGCGATAGTCTTACCGGATGAACACGGCAGAAAATCATTAGAGTTAAGCGCGTGTGTGCCGTCAACACCGGATGTGGATTGGTGCGATGGAAAGTCATGGTGGGATAGCCTGACAGAACGGCAACGGCAAATTTTGCGGTATCGCGTTGCCGGGAAGAAGATCAAAGAGATAGCCGATACGTTAGGCTACTCCCACACACTCATTGAGAACGAAATAAATACAGCACGAAGAGCAGCAAAAAGATATTTGTGAGAGGTGAAACAAGTGTACAAATTAACGCTCTGCTGGTCATGTGCAAACGCAACGGGCGGATGCTCATGGACGGCGCGTGACCCCGAAACCGGCGCGATCATGTTTAAGCCGGTCGAGGGCTGGAAAGCAAGAAAAACCACGCTCAAGGGTTATCGTCACGAAAATACCAGCTATCATGTGATAAAGTGCCCGGAATACAAGGAGGACGAATGAAAATTGTAATCGACCCCGGCGCTTACCTGCCGGAACGTGCGCACGATCTTGACGCGGGATATGATCTGCGCTCACCTATAAGAGCCTATGTCCCGCCGTACAGCAGCGCAATCATTGATACCGGCGTACATATCGAGATACCGGAGGGCTATGTCGGTATGCTCAAGAGCAAGTCCGGGCTGAACGTCAAGCACGATATAACCAGTGAGGGCGTTATAGACAGCGGCTATACTGGAAGTATCTGTGTCAAGCTCTATAACCACGGCCAGAACGCCTATGAGGTCAACAAGGGCGACAAGATAAGTCAGCTTGTAATTATGCCGATAATCACACCGGCACTTGAGATTGTAAGCCGCCTCGACAGCACCGAACGCGGAGACGGCGGCTTTGGCTCAACTGGCCGCTGATAGGAGCACAGGGAAATGACCGATGAAGAATACGTGTTCCGCTCTGAATGTGCAGACCGGAAACGCACGGCACGTGGGAGCTTTAATAAACGCTCCCACGCCGGGAAAGGCGGCAGGGTCAAAATGCCGTCTGATTATATGACGAAAAAGGAGCGTGATAAGATGAACGGAGAAGTACAGAGCTATAACCTCAACAGCCCTATGAAGTGGGCGCAGTTCAAGCGAATGCCGGACGACATCAAGCGTGAATATCTAAGCACGATCATAAGCAAGTACAATCCGCAGCAGGCGGCGCTTGCCGAGATGTTTGGCATAAGTCGGAATACGGTTTGCAATATGTTCCGGGAACTGGGCATACCATTTAGGGGCAACGTAAGCGAGGTACGCACGGGGCGAAACGATGAGTTTTGGGCATGGGTAAACAGCACGAACGAGGTTATGCAGGACGTGAGTGAAGAACCGTCTCCGGTGGCGGAGATTGCAACGCCGATAGAACAGGTCATGGAACCTGCTAAAAAGCCAAACAAACCGCCTATGGGCGCGGGAATACCAATAAACGGCGTGTTGAAGTTTTCCAATACCACAGCGCAAGACGCATTTAACGTGGCATATGCGCTGCTTACGACGGTGAAACTACAAAAGCTGGTTATAACATGGGAGGTGGCAAATGACTGAACTCTGGAAACTCAAATGCAAGACAGACTTGTACAATCTCCGCAAGAACGAAGCGGCTATTGAATCCATACCAAGCGACATAGCACTTGAGCGCGAGCGCATGACAGCAATTAAAAGCGCTTGCACAGACTCAACACCGGTACAGGGCGGCGGGAGCAGCTACGACGACAGGCTTAATAACAGCATTTGCCTTATTGACTTGCTGACGGCTAACCTGCGCTTTGCTGAAAAAGAGGTCGAATTGACTTGTAAGGCGCTTGATAAGCTTGCCGACGAAGAGCGGCGAATACTTGAGGTGCTTTACATAGACAAGCAGAGGAACGGCGCACAGCGGCTATGTGATGAGCTGAACTGCGATGATAGCACTGTATGGCGCAAAGCCAAGCGCGCACTGACAGATTACTGTACTGCGCGATACGGCGCAAGTTAAAATGCGAGTTTTGTGACAGTGATTTTTCTGAAAACAGTGTTATAATGATAGCGTGAATAGCTATGAAGAGCGCCGGAAGATACCGGCGCTCTTTTGCGCAGACACGGCGGTGGTTTTACCTCCTTTTCACACCGCCCAAAGAGTAGGAGCAGCTACGGCGAGGGACACCATAAGCAGTGGAGGGGGCTATGGAGATGGAAATACATGATATACCGATCACAAAACTAAAGGAGTACGGCAGGAACCCGCGCAAGAACGACGCAGCGGTCGAGAGTGTAGCAGCGTCAATCAGCGAGTTCGGTTTCAAAGTTCCAATCGTCATTGACAAAAACAATGTTATTGTCTGTGGCCATACGCGACTGAAAGCCGCAAAGCAGCTCGGTATGAAAACAGTACCGTGCATTATTGCGGACGATCTGAGTGACGAGCAGATAAGGGCGTTTCGTCTTGCCGACAATAAGGTATCAGAGCTTGCGGATTGGGATTTCAAGCTCCTGGATATCGAGCTTGGCGAGATCACCGGAATAGACATGACAGACTTCGGATTTGAGCTGCCGGACGATGACGAATACTATGGCGACGAGCGGGAGCGGACGTACAACAGCGTCAATCTCCACGACTACGATAACACGCGCGTCGCCGGTGCGTATGATATGCCGGTTATACAAGCCACAAACCATGTCCCGAAAGACCTGATAAGCTTCAACTATATGCTCACAAAGGACGATTTCGCCAAGGGCATACATTTTTACATCGACGACTATCAGTTTGAACGGATATGGAATACGCCTGATAAGTATATGGACAGGCTCGCAATGTTCGACTGCGTATTAACTCCTGATTTCTCGTTGTATATGGATATGCCGCTTGCCATGCAGATATGGAACGTGTACCGTTCCCGGCTGATCGGCCAGAAAATGCAGGACGCGGGCATAACGGTAATTCCTGCGCTCTCATGGTCAGACGAACGGAGCTATGATTTTTGCTTTGACGGCTTACAGCAGGGGGGCACGGTATCGGTCAGCACGATAGGTGTTAAACAGGACGAAGATGCAGCGGCAATATGGGTATCCGGCATGAATGAAGCGATGAACAGGCTCAAGCCGAAATGCGTTGTTGTCTACGGCGGCGATATCGGCTATGAGTTCCCGTGTAAGGCGGTATATATTGCAAATCACAACTCGGAGCGATTCCGCGACGTTGATATAAATTGAGGATGGTGTTATAATGGGTGGACGTGGAGCGAGCAGCGGCGTATCAAAAGGCGGTGCGCCGAGCCTCGATAACAATCTTATACGCAGGGCGAATGCCGCAAGTTTCGCAGTAGACGCCGGAGACGCAACAAAGCGGGAATACACGCGGAATGTCGAGACCATAAAAGGGCTTGGGTTTGACGAGACCGAAACGAAAGCCGCGTATAAAGAGCTTCACCGTCTGACGACCGATCAGCTTAGAGCGGAATCGCAGAGTGTCAGCCCTTATACTTCCGGTGTAGCGCGATTCAACCGCGCACAGGTGCAGAAGAACGCACAGAAAGCCGTTGACAAACGTGCAGCCGTCAATTCTTATATGAACAGTTTGAAAGATAAGGCGAAAAAAGCGCAGAAACAGAAAGAAACAAATACGCTTTCTTCGGCGCTCAAGAACGCAATGAGCAGCGGAAAGCTTGAAGTGACAGTAAACGGCAAGACGTATTACCGAACACGCAAAAACTCTGCAACATGGAGAGTTAGATAATGGGCAGCAGAGGTGCGGCAAGCGGCACAGGCAAGCACCCATACAGTAGCGAGTACAAAACGGTATTGCAGGACGGCAACATCAAGTTTGTAAAAGTCAGGCACGGCAACACAACGGCTCCGATGGAAACACAGACACGCGGGCGCATATATGTCACGATTAACGCCAAGGATGAAATAAAGTTCGTTTCGTTCTATGATGCAAACGGTAAACGCTTTAAGACGCTTGACGCAGATCATAAGCACTTAATCAATGGTGAGTGGGTGAAGCCGCATAAACATCTTGGCTATGAGCACAATGAAAAAGGCGACGCAAAGCTTAGCGCTGCGGAAGAAAAGCTGCTTGAAAAAGTGCGCTTTAATAGAAAATGAAAGCAGGGAGTAGTTTAGGTTAGGAAAACAGCGCGTAAGCGAAAAAGGCGGTGCAAATCCGCCCTACTGCTTTCAGTTTAATTTAACAGCAATCGTCGTTTTGATAATTCAGAACGGCGATTTTTTATTTTCGAGGGAGGGAGGGTATGCCACGCAATCCCAAACAGGACGAGAATTTAATCCCGACGAACAAACGAAGCAAGAGCGAAGTAAGAGAAATCGGCCAGAAAGGCGGCATTGCCTCCGGTGTAGCGAGAGCCAAGCGGAGCACGCTGCAAAGCATCGCGAGAGCCATTGCCGATGCGCCTGCGCCGGATAAGCTAAAAGCGCAAATTGAAAAGAGCGGGCTTGCAATAGACGACGAGGACATGAACGGCAATGCAGCAGTTGTCGCTGGTGTTTATCGTCGGGCAATACAAGGCGAGGATAAGGCGGTTGAAAAGTGGGAGAGCTGGACGGACGTACAGACGGCAGACGAAAAGCCGTTTTACATCCCGGCATATCTCATGGGTAAAGCGTTCGTCGATATCAACCGCAACATAGAACCGAATAAAACATACATCTTTGAGGGAGGCCGAGGCGGCTTAAAGTCGTCTTACGTCTCCCTCAAAGTCGTTGAGCTGCTGAAAAACAATCCGACGATGCATGCTTGCGTACTGCGCAAGGTCGGCGGCACGCTCAAGGATTCTGTTTTCTCACAGATCAAATGGGCGATCCACGCGCTGGGGCTTGATGATGAGTTTCAGTGTAAGGCAAACCCGATAGAGATAGTCTATAAAAAGACTGGGCAGATCATTTACTTTCGCGGGTGTGACGATCCTATCAAGCTAAAGTCGATAAAGCCGCCGTTTGGTTACATCGGCATACTCTGGATAGAAGAGCGCGACCAACTGAGCGGCGCAGAGGAAGAACGAAGCGTAAAACAATCGGTGCTGCGCGGCGGCGCACTGTCGTATGACTTTGCAAGCTATAACCCGCCTAAAAGCCGCGATAACTGGGTAAACAAAGAGCTACGTGAGCCTAACCCTAACAGAGTAGTACATCACTCGACGTATATTGATGCACCGCCGGAGTGGTTAGGGCAAAAGTTCATAGATGATGCCGATCACCTTAAAACAGTCGACCCGAAAGCCTATGAACATGAGTACATGGGCATACCAAACGGCGACGGCGGCAATGTATTTGACAACATTGAAATCAGGACAATCACGGATGAGGAAATCAGCCGGTTTGACCATATCTATCAGGGGGCAGACTGGGGTTGGTATCCCGATCCGTTCGCTTTCGTGCGGCTGAACTACGACAGGACGCGCGAGACTATCACGTTTATTGACGAGATAGTAAATAACAAGACCAGCAACGAGGAAAACGCGAAGAAGCTCAAAGAAAAAGGCTATGACGATGCCTATATAACCTGCGATAGTGCAGAACCGAAGTCGGTTAATGACTTTAGAAGCTTGGGACTTCCGGCGAAGCTTGCAGTTAAAGGCCCCGGCAGCGTTGAGTATGGCATGAAGTGGCTACAAAGCCGCAAGCTTGTTATTGACCCCGCGAGAACGCCGAGAGTTTATAAAGAGTTCTTACACTATGAGTTTGAGAGAAACAAGGACGGCGATGTTATGAGCGGTTATCCCGACGAGAATAACCACACCATCGACGCGACGCGCTATTCACTTGAGCGCGTATTTAATAAGTTCGGGAGTAACGCATGACGATTATACAGTACCTTAACGACAAAGGGTATAAAACAGCTCCGGCGGAGTTCTACAGCAAAATTAAACAGTGGAAGTCATGGTATGACGGCAAGGTCAAGGGATTCCATGATTACATGGTGAGCACGGGACAGGGCGGAAAAGTCGAGTGCGAACGTTTTTCAATGGGTATGGCTAAGAAAGTCTGCGAAGACTGGGCAAACCTATTGATGAACGAAAAAGTACAAATAACTCTTGAGGGCAAGAAAGAACAAGAGTTTTGGGACGATTTCTGCACAAAGGTCAACTTTGATGTGCGCATATCCGAAATGCAGGAGCTGAAAAGCTGCTATGGCACTACTGCATACATCCCCCGTATAGTCGGCGCGGCTATTGACAGCGATACCGGAACACTCACCGGCGAGGCTGACGGGATAAAGATGGACTATGTGACCGGCGACAGGATATACCCTATCACGTGGGAGAACCGCGAGATAACGGAATGTGCTTTTGCTTCACACGTCTATACAGACGATCAGGATTATGCCTACGTGCAGATTCATCACCTTGTCGACGGCAAGTATAGAATCGAAAACGCGCTGCTAAAGCTCGACAAAGAGAGCGTCACGGAAATTGATATGCATAGCATAAGGGGCTTTGAAAATGTCCCTAAGACGGTCGAGACGGGCAGCGACAAGCGGCTATTTGTCATCGACCGGCTGAACATCGTCAACAACTACGACAACACGCTTCCGCTGGGCATAGCCGTGTATGCGAACGCCATAGATCAGCTCAAGGCTTGTGATATAGCCTATGACAGCTACGTGAATGAGTTCGTACTTGGCAAGAAGCGTATCATGGTCAAGCCGGAGGCGGTTAAGAACATTGACGGCAATCCGTACTTTGACCCAAACGACGTCACATTCTACGTCCTGCCGGAAGATAGCGATCCGAGCTCAATTATCCATGAAACAAACATGGAGATCAGAGCGGCGGCGCACAACGCTGGTATGCAGGATATGCTTAATATACTGTCAAGCCGCTGTGGATTTGGCGAAAACCACTACCGTTATGATAACGGCAGCGTATCAACAGCAACGCAGATCATCAGCGAGAACAGCGAGATGTACCGCACGATAACGAAGCATGAGATCATACTTCGGAGCGTCCTCACAGAGCTTACGCGAACGGTTTTAAGACTTGGGAACACATACATGGATGCTGGTTTAGATGAGAATGTGCAGATCAGCATTGATTTCGATGACTCGATAATCGAGGATAAGGAGACCGAGTTTAACCGTGATGCGCGTATGGTGCAGATGGGCATTATGCAGCCGTATGAGTTCCGCATGAAGCACATGAACGAGGATGAAGCGACCGCAAAGGCAGCGTTGCCAAAGATGGAAAGCCTTGTATCAGGCGAGAACGAATGACGGAGGACGCATGAATAATGTAAGTGTGCTGGGAACGTTGTACAGTGTTCATCGGGTAGACGCTGGCGAAGATGAATTTATAGAAAAAATGCACTATGGCGGGTATTGCGACGCGATTTCAAAGGAAATCGTTATTCTGAATTTGAAAACCACTGATGAGTGGAAAAATGAGACGTCAAAAGTAATACAACGTAAAGAGCGCGAGACACTCCGACATGAGATTATACATGCCTTTTTGAACGAATCCGGTTTGCAATGGGACCATTGGGCAAAAAACGAAGAAATGGTAGATTGGTTTGCGATTCAGTTTCCAAAGCTTATTGAAGCGTTCAAAGCGGCTGGGGCGTTGTAATGCCGAAATACCCAATTACACCGGAGTTCATGCAGGAGCTTCCGGAGGCTATCGTCGTTCTTTATGAACGGCTCGCCGATTACCTCATAGCCGATATATGCAGCCGGTTCAAGTATAACGAGACGGCGACGGCAACGACGATCCGGCATATAAAGCAACTGTTGAAGAACGGCTATGACCTCGATAACATCAATAAATACATCAAGAAAACGCTGAAACTCACCGACGCGGAGTTCTCCAAGGCTTGGAGTACCGCACTGGGCGAGAATCAGCGTTATTTTGATGCTGTCGTAACGAATCAGACGGGCTTTAACCGCGCAGCGTTCGACAGCACAATAGCTGCCATAGCCGCACAGACAAGCGGCGAGCTGCGCAACATCACGCGCACAATGGGCTTTGCCGTGCGTGTAACCGGACGGGTTCAGATGCTCGATCTCGATGGAATGTATGAGCGGGTTCTTGATGATGCGCTGATGAAAGTGCAGAGCGGGATCAGTTATAACGTGGCTATCAGAGAGGCGACAAAGCAGCTCACAGACAGCGGAGTGCAGTACATCGAATATGCTTCCAGGTGGCATAACCGCGTTGACGTCGCAGCGCGCCGGGCGGTTATGACAGGGGTAACGCAGCTGTCACGGCAGTACAGCGAGCAGACCGCCGAACTGCTTAATACGCCTTATAGAGAAGTCACAGCACACAGGGGCGCACGTGATAAGGATTATCCAAATCCGTGGAGCAGCCACAAGAAATGGCAAGGCCGCGTATATTCGATATACGCCAAAGACAAATACCCGTCGATATACGAAGTCTGCGGGCTTGGCCAAGTGGACGGCCTATGCGGCGTTAACTGTCGTCATTTGTACCATGCATGGGTTGAGGGTGTTTCAGAGCGGACATATACCGACGAAGAGTTAGAAAACCTTGATCCGCCGCCGTTTGAGTTCGAGGGCAGGAAATACACCATGTACGAAGCGACGCAGAAACAGCGGCAGATTGAAACGGCGCTGCGCAAGGTCAAGCGCGAGGCAATAGCGGCCAAGGCGCGCGGCGATGACGAGGAATACACAAGCCTTGCGGTACGCTATAAGCGCCTAAACGACGAATACCACGCTTTCAGCAAGGCGGCAGGGCTACGGGAACAGCTCGAGCGGGGCAACATCCCGGAGTTCGGCGCGGATGAATCTAAAGCACTGCTGAAAGCCTTAAAATGATGCAGCTAAAAGCATGACAGAGAGCAAATACACCTCCTTCTCCTTTCTATGCCCCAAGCGGTGGGGGATATAAATACCGCGTCGCTAATGCTCAACAGCGGCCATGCAATATATAGCGCAATGGTGTAATGGTAACACAACGGCCTTTGACGCCGTTATTGTGGGTTCAAGCCCCGCTTGCGCCGCCAACACGGAAACGCTGCGCCGACGAGCGAGGCACGATCCAACGTTTCAAGCGTTGCGGAATGGTTTTCCGATGGGACACCGTTCTATTTAGGCGAAACGTTATTTTAATATGTTCATTCAGCGGTTATTGCAGAAATGCGATAGCCACTTTTTGATATGCCGACGGGCATAAAACGGAATACGTCGACGGACGGTAAACGGAGGGATTACCAATGGCAGAAGAGATCATAAACGGAAACGCAACCGAAAATAGCGGCAGCACCGAGACTAATCAGACTGAGCGAACGTTTACTCAGGCAGAAGTTGACAAGATCATTGACAAACGCCTCAAGCGCGAGCGCGAGGGTATGCCCACTCCGGAGGAGCTTACCAAGTACCGCGAATGGCAGAAAGCACAGGAGACCGAAGCGGACAAGATCAAGGCGCTTACGGACGACAACGGCAAGCTGAAAAAGTCGCTTGACGAGCTGACGGCCAAGAACACGCAGTATGAGCGTGAAAAGTACCTGACCGGTAAAGGCGTTAAGGCGGATGACATTGATTACTATGTCTTCAAAATCGCACAGAAAGTGACGGACGACGTGACTTTTGAAACGGCAGCGGATGAATACCTCAAGGATTACAAGCCGCGCCGCGCTCGCGTTGATACCGGCGCTTCTCTGGAAAACGGCGGCGGCGGAATGACGCGCAAGCAGATTCTTGAAATTAAGGACGCTGCGGCACGTCAGAAAGCAATCGCTGAAAACTATGAACTGTTTCAGAAAGGATAACTTATGGCTAAAGAAAATCTTACCAAAGTAGCCGATATTTCCGTATCGGCAAGAGAAATCGACTTTGTAACCCGCTTCGGGCGCAACTGGGAGCATCTGCGTGAAATCCTCGGCATCATGCGCCCCATCAAGAAAGCCCCCGGAACTGTGCTCAAGTCCAAGTATGCAACTCTTACCCTGCAAGATGGCAACATCGGCGAGGGCGAGGAAATCCCCTACAGCAAAGCAGAGGTCAAGACCAAGGACTATGCGACCATCACCATTGAGAAGTTCGCGAAGGCTGTTTCCATCGAATCCATCAAGGATTACGGCTACGATGTGGCCGTTCAGATGACCGATGACGAGTTCCTTTTCCAGCTTCAGACCAACGTTACCGATCGCTTTTACAAGTACCTCAACGGCGGCGAGCTTGCTTCCGAGGAAACCTCTTGGCAGAAAGCCCTTGCGATGGCAATGGGGCGCGTTGTCAACAAGTTCAAGCAGATGCACCGCACCGCCTCTAAGGTCGTCGGTTTCGTCAACGTCCTTGACCTGTATGACTACCTCGGCAATGCTCAGATAACCGTACAGAGCGAGTTCGGTTTCAATTACATCAAGAACTTCATGGGCTACGATACCGTGTTCCTGCTTGCTGACGGCGAAATTCCGCGCGGGCGCGTTATTGCTACTCCGGTCGAAAACATCGTGATGTACTACGTCGATCCCGCTGACAGCGACTTTGCCCGTGCCGGTCTTGAGTACACCGTCGACGGCGAAACTCCGCTGCTGGGCTTCCACACTCAGGGCAATTACAGCACTGCCGTGTCTGAGGCCTACGCGATCATGGGCGTTACTCTGTTCGCCGAGTACATAGACGGTATCGCCGTTGTCGACGTCGACACTACGCCTACTCTTGGCGCACTGACTGTGCAGTCTGCGGCAGGCGCTGCAAGCGGCGCAACTGCTATCACCGTAACCCCGGCCAAGGAGAAAGCGACCAACGTCTATAAGTACAAGACCGCCGCAAGCACTGCGCCCACCGTCACTTATGGGCAGAATGTCAGCAAGTGGAACGACTGGGACGGTCACAGTGACATCACCGCAACGACCGGCCACAAGATAACCATCGTTGAGGCTGATGCAACCGGCAAGGCGCAGAACGCCGGTAACGCAACTGTTACGGCACAGACCTGATAACCGGGGGTGAGCGTGATGTATGCTGATTACATATATTACACGACCACCTATATCGGCAGCGCACTAACCGAAGAGGAGTTTGCCCGTGCAGCAACGCGGGCAAGCTCCTTTCTCGATTATTACACGCGTGGCAAGGCTAAAACGTACACCGGCGACGAGCTGAAAATGTGCTGCTGTGCGCTTGCTGAACAGTATCAGATCATCGAGAACGCGCAGACGCAGAGCATGAGCGGCGGCGAGCTGCAGAGCCAGACCGTGGGCGCTTGGAGCAAGACATATAAAAGCGGCACGGAGACGGCAGCGGCAGCGCGTGAGACGCTTGCCGGTATCGTAATGCAGTATCTCGGACACACCGGACTTTTATACCGGGGAGGTGGTTGCTGTGTTCCCTCATGTTGTGACTGTTTTTAACGTATGGGAAGATGACGACCTCGACAAGCACTATAACATCACGATACTGCGCGGTGTGCTGCTCGATATCTCAAAGGGCGCTAACATCGCGAAAACGGGCTTGTCAGACGCGGACGCGGCGACGCTCTATATTCCGTTCACCGTCACGGCAGAAAGCACCACGGGCGATGTGAAGCGCTATAAGGAACCGAAAGCGTTCTATGCGGCTGACAATCCCGGCGAGTTCTGGACGCTTGACAGTGGCGGAGAAAGCAGCTCCACATCGACGTATTTTGCCAAGGGCGAAATCTCGGAGCAAATGAGCCTAAAGGAGCTGCGGCAGGCGCATGAATATGTCTATGATGTGTCCACGGTCGATATCCGGGACTTCGGCGGGGATATGGCTCACTGGCAGGTGGGTGGCAAATGAAAATCACGCTCAAGATCAAGGCTATCAAAGGGCGCGAGTTCAAAGCTGCTTGCACCGCTGCCGAAGCCGTCGTTGCTACACAGGCACTCAAAGACACGATGCCTTATGTCCCGGCGCTTACCGGCGCATTCTCCAATCTCGCCCGCGTCGACGGTAATGAGATCGTTTATACCGGCGATCAGGCCGCGTATTTATATGCCGGTAAGGTCATGGTAGACGAAATGGGGCGTCACGCAGTGTATATTAAGGACGTGGGATGGAGACATCGCAAGGGCGCAAAGCTCCACGCAATTGATAAAGACCTTGTGTTTACAACGGATATGCATCCAAAGGCACAAGCACACTGGATGGAAGCGTCTTATGAAGAAAACGCTGAGAAGTGGGCGCTTGTCGGAGAAAGAGCGGTGAAGTTGTGGCTTGAATAAAGAAGAAAAACCGAAAACGTTAGTATCTGCGTCGGAAAACGCAGATGTGAGCCGCGCAGTGCGGAAATGGCTGAATACGTACCCAAATAAACCGCTGTCCAAGCTTGACTTTGAATGGTTAGGCAAGAGCAGCGGTCTTTGTATATCCACCATACAGGCGGCATACAAGACCAAACAGTTTATAGACGGGACATATCAGGCACAGTACCAATTCAAAATCATTTACCGCACGACGGCAACAGACGCCGACGAGCGCATAACCGCTGACGAGGTGCTGGATAAATACGGCGAATGGGCAGAGCAGAACAGCGGCAGTCTGACCATAGCCGACGGCATTACCGTTAAGAAGGTCAAGCGCGATACGGCGGCGGCACTTTTCGCCCGATATGAGGGCGATGTTGAGGATCATCAGATCCTTTTAACTTTACTTTACGAGGTGATTTAAGAATGGCTGAATATACATGGACTACCACGGCGGGACAGGCCGTAGCCCGTGAACTGCTCATTGCTTACCTTAATACCGGCACTAATGAAAGTCCGGTATGGTCTCCGCTCGGTAAGCGCGTCGAGGACAGCTCCGAGGAATACGACTGGTCTACCGAGAGCAAGAAAGACATACTCGGCGATACCTACGGCACTATGAAAAAGCCCGTCATTACGCAGAGCTTTGAGCCGTGCGAAATGGACAGCGGCGACGCCGCACAGCAGCACATCTGGAATCTCGCAGTTGTCAAACAAGACGCTATGGCGCTTGCGGCACAGGATATGCTGATCGTTCACAGCTACGCCGGGTTTGCCGAGCGCTACGAATCCAGCATGATCGAGGTAACAGGTCTCGGCGGCGAGGGCGGCGGCAGTGCCGGTATGCCTATAACTGTCACTTTCGGCGGCAAACGCACTATCGGCAGCGCCACCAAGGGCAGTAACGGCGCAATCGAGTTTACACCGGCGGCAGCATAATCAACAGGGGCGCGTTTTATACGCGCCCTTAACTAATTAAGGAGGTTAACATGGCGGAAAAACTTGTATTTAGGCCGGATGACGGCATACAGGAAATTTCCATTAACGATAAAGTATCTGTATGGATAAACCTTACGGACATGAACTTTATAGAGCGCGTCTTTATGGTTTTTGATGCAATGGACAAGCATCAAGAAAAGTACCAGAGCATGCTAAAAACCACAGAAAATCTACAGGACATATTCAAGACTGCGCGCGAGATGGACGCAGAGATGAAAACTCTGATAAACACGCTCTTCGATACAGACGTGTGTACACCTGTTTTCGGCGACATGAACGTGTATGCCCTTGCCGGTGGTACTCCGGTATGGTTTAACCTCATCATGTGCCTTATAGAAAACATGGACGACACTGTTGTTGCAGAAAAGAAAAAGACAAATCCGAAGCTGCAAAAGTACCTTGCGCGTTTTAATAAGAAAAAATGACATACGGTCTGCCTACTTCTCTTAACATCGGAGGCAGCGAGTACGCAATACGCACAGATTACCGGGTGATTCTTGAGCTTATCGAAGTACTGAATGACCCGGATTTTTCGGACACAGACAAGGCACAAGCGACGATAGAAACGATAATCGAGGATTGGGAGAGCGTCACGGATTACGCCGAAGCGCTCAAGCAATGCTTTTGGTTCATTGACATGGGACAGCCGAGCGGGAAGAAAACCGCACGGCTTGTTGATTGGCAAAAGGACTTCCCTTATATCATCGCGCCGGTTAACCGTGTGCTTGGTTTTGAAAGCCGCGCCGTTGAATATCTCCATTGGTGGACTTTTATGGGCGCTTATATGGAGATCGGCGGCGAATGTGCATTTGCGCAGATCGTCAATATCCGGTCAAAGCTGTCAAAGGGCAAGAAGCTTGAAAAATATGAACGCGAGTGGTTAAGGCAGAACCGCGAGATTATAAATCTTCCGCAAAAGTACACAGCGGAGGATGAAGAAATCCTAAAGAAATGGACAGGAGGCGGATAAATGGCAACTGAATTGAGATTCCCGGTCGAACTCGATGACGGCCAAGCCTCAAAAGAGCTTGACAAGCTTGTAAACAAGATGAGCAAGCTCAAAGAAAGCATCGCAAAAAATGAATCAGCGCGAGCGCCAATAGTTGAACAACTCAAAGAGGCGCAGGACGCGGCGGTTGAAGCATATAACCGCGTCGAAGAGCTGAAAGCGGCGCTTGCTGAGAGCGAAGCAAAAACAAGCATAACCGGCAACGCTGACCCCGGTACATATATTGCCGAAATTCAGCGCCAGGCGCAAATCAAGGCCGAGCTTGCGGAGCAAGAGAAAATCATGCAAGCCAAAGAAAAAGAGGCGCAGCGCCTTGAAGCGCAGGACAGCAAGATACTTGATGTGCTTGCACAGCAGACGGCGGAACTCGAGCAAGCGCAAGAACGCGCCGGTGAACTTACGAAGCAGATAACGGACGCAACAAAGGGTAAGAACCTCAAGGCCATATTCGAGAGCACTCAGGCTGCTGTTAATAACGGTGTAAAAAGCCTGCTCAAATACGGCATAGGCATACGCACACTCTTCACGCTGTTTAGCAAGCTGAAAGATTATACAGTTGATGCGGTAAAAGCCTATGCGGAAAATGACCCAGAAACGCAGGCGCACATAAACAGCCTTAAAGCGTCTCTTGCCGGACTCCAAGCAACGTGGGGGGCAGCATTTGCGCCGGTGCTTAACGCCGTTATACCGGTGCTGCAAACGCTTATAAGCTGGATTAATACGGCCATAAATGCCATCGCATCATTTTTCGCTCTACTCGGAGGGCGAGGCACGTTCAAACGCGCTACATCTGGTATGGATAAACTCGCTGGTGCTGCTGGTGGAGCAGCGGATGCAGCTAAAGAAGCAAAGAAACAACTCATGGGCATTGACGAACTGAACGTTTTGCAGGACAACGACACCGGAGGTGGCGGGGGTGGTGGAGGCGGCGGAACCGGCCTCGACTATGAAGATGTTGAAATCAGCGATTTCCTCAAAGACAATTTCAACACGATCCTTGACATTGTGATTGCCGTTGGCGCGGCTCTTGCGGGATGGAAGTTTGCAAACATCCTTAAAAACCTCGGGCTTATAAAAGGCGGATTCAAGCAGATACTCGGCATCGCTACGATATTTGCGGGAACAGCAGTTCTCATTAAGGGAGCAATAGACGGCTGGAAAAATGGCGTCGATTCAACAAACCTTATCGAAATGCTCTCCGGTGCCGCCCTCGCCGCGTTGGGCGCCTTTTTGGCGTTCGGCCAGCTCGGTGGGGCTATTGCCCTTTTAATAGGTGGCGTCGTTATGCTCGTCGTGGGTATTAAGGACTGGATAGCGACCGGCGAACTATCGCATGATACGTGCGCGCTGATAGTGGCCGGTCTGGGCGCAATCGGAATTGCTATATCGCTTCTCACAGGGAGCTGGATTCCCGTGGCGATTGCGGCGGTTGTGGCTCTTGTGATGGTCATTATAAGCTACTGGGGCGAAATATCCGCATGGTTTAATGAACACGTCGGAACGCCGCTTAAAGAAGCGTGGAACAAGCTCAAAGAAGCGGGCGCAGAATTTGCAGCTGCGACAAAACAAAGCTTTGAAGATATCAAGGCAAACGCCGAAAACCTTAAAAACAAATTTGTTGAGAAGTTTGACAATATCCGCGATAAGGTAAAATCCGCGTGGGAGAATATTAAGAACACTCTTGCGCAGAAACTCTCTTTCCCGCATATCCCGTTGCCGCACTTCTCAATAAGCGGCCAATTTAGCCTTAAACCGCCAAGCGTGCCACATTTCAGCGTGGATTGGTATGCAAAGGGCGGTATCGTTGACGGCGCAACGCTTATCGGAGCGGGCGAAGCTGGTAAGGAGGCGATTATACCGCTTGAGCGTAATACCGAATGGATACGCTCAGTCGCACAGGAGATTACATCGCTGCTGTTCGACGAAGATATCTTCTCTCGGATCGCAGACAAGATATCGCTTGTTCCGACTGCTCTTGACCGTATGACGGCGCAACTCGCCACAATGACTATGCCCGCACTTCCGGCAGCTGCTACGGGTTCAGTAGTTCCGCCCAATGCGGCGGTTACTTATACCGGCATAACCCCGGAGCTTGCTGAGAAGTTAAGCAACTTCCTTGACAGGTTCGGCAAGGATAGCGGCAGCAGCCCGATAGAGGTCTATCCAGTGGTAGAGCTTGACGGCGTCCGTGTGTCGAAACAGCTTCACAGCTACACAAAACGCGAAACCAGAATGCACGGCAAATCGCTTATAGAGGTGGACTAATATGTTTGTTTTTGAAATAGACGGCGTCGACTTCTCTAAGTGGGTAGCTGCCGAGGGATTCAAAGTAACGCGCGCGGACAGCGACGGCCCCAATGCTGGCCGAACGCTTGACGCGTACATGTACCGCGATAGGGTCGCAACAAAGTACCGCTTGGATGTTCAATTGCGTGATCTTTGGGACGACGACGCTCATACAGCTTGCGCGGCTATGCTGCCGGAATATGTGACGGTCACATATTCAAATCCTTATACGGGCGCAATAGAGACCGTACAGATGTATTCAAATAACAACGTGGCCACGCTTGTGATGAGCATGGACGGCCACGAATGGTGGACTTTTGACGCATTTCCGCTTATAGAAAGGTGATTCGATGTTTGCAATTCCGAATAAGATTGTAATTGGTGACGTCGAATCACCAATTTTAACATTTGAGAACGACGCCATAAAAGAAGTTCTCGAAGAAACAGGCATATCTGCTGTTGGCGAAGAGCTGTATATAGATCAATTCATGCCGACCGTCAGATATGCCCTTTATGTCAGATACCAGATACTCCCTCAAGACAATAATGTTTATGACGGGATTCTGTCTGCTGACGGGAAAATTATATGCAGCAAATGGAATTATGACATTCGTGATGTCCCCTATGGAACGCCGACGAGGTTTTTCAATGACGGGCGCCAGACGGGGGTGTTTTACTGTGAATCGGTGACAAGGGAGAGCGGCGATCTCTTTAAATTTAACTGTGTTTCGGCGGTCGGGATGATGGACAACCAGCGGCACGTTGGCGGCGTATATACTGGCCAAAGATTCGACGTGGTACTTGCCGAAATTCTCGGCACGGAATACGAATACGAAATTGATCCGGAAGTTGCTTCACAACAGGTTTATGGTTGGCTGCCGTATGACACGCGTCGGAACAACCTGCATCAGCTCCTTGTTGCGTATGGCGTGATCATATCCAAATCCGACGCGGGGAAGATGCTTTTTGTTTTCCCGAGCGCGCGTGACACATACGACATTCCGCGAGGCCGAATCTTTGACAGTGGTTCGATAAAGTACGGTGACACGGCAAGCCGTGTTGAAGTGACCGAGCATAGCTATCATTATCTGTCGAGCACGGAAGAAGAGACGCTATACGACACTCAAGGCAAGTCATTAGCGCAGACCACAGTGACTTTTGACCATCCAATATACCCGGATTCTATCACCGCGTCGGGTGACATGACTATCTCCGAAAAGGGCACGAATTACGCAATCATTCAAGGCTCCGGCATACTCACGGGCAAGCCGTATGTCCATAACACGAAGCTACTTGTCGAAGAAAATTCCGATGCGCGTATTGAAAAGGTCGTCACTGTAAAAGACGCGACACTGATAACAACAGCAAATAGCGAAAACTGCCTTGCGCGAATCAGCAGCTATTATTTCAACACAACAGTTGTCACACAAGCGATAGTCGTTGACGAAGAACGTGTTGGGCGCAGATATAATATCGAAAATCCGTTCAAAGAAAAAATGATAGGGTTTCTTTCGAGAATGCTTACGAACACATCATCATTTCGGCGTGCAGAGTGTGATTTTATCGCGAATTACACGCCTGCTGCCGGAGGATCATCGTTCGCCCGCCGTGCGGTTCTCGAGCTGACAGACGCAGAACAGCGATGGGATATCCCGGACAGCGTTTTTCAAAAAGATGCCCCACAAATTCGCTGCGTCTTGATTGGCCGCGGTTCAGACGGCGCGACCGGTGAAGATGGCGAAACAGGCGGATACGGCAATGACAGCGAGGGCGGAAAAGGCGGAAAAGGCGGTAAAGGTGGCAAGGGTGGCGCAGGCGGCAAGGTGTATTCTGTGACTATCGACTGCACAAACCTTGCGTTCATCCGCTATAAGAACATAGACGGCGCAACCGTGCTTTACGCAGCCGATGATATTTATTCGTCGGCAAACGGCAGTGCTTCAAGCTCTGGATTTGTTGAACTGTTTTCCGGCGCGGTCTATGCGCTGCCCGGAAACGACGGCGTTTCCGGCGCTGACGGCGGCAACGGTGGATGTAATCCGGCTATAGGCGCATCGCCGCAAAGAGCCACAGACGGCGGCGATCTTGTGTATAACGGCGTCACATATAAGGGCGGCAAGGGCGGAAAGATGCAGGCCGTCAGAGCGCGGAGCTATTCGACCGCATATCACGAAAATATGACGTGGCGCTTTGGCGGAAACGGCGGCGGCGGAGCTGCTGCCGGAGCGAATGGCCATGATGCAACAGACCTCACAGGCGGAAACGAGGACTTTGAATGGCCTACAGGCGGCGATGGCGCAGATGCTACTGTGGCTTTGCCAACTACTGAACTTTACGGCTCGGGTGGTAACGGCGGTTCCGGCGGCGGTGGCGGCGGCGGAGCGACAAATCATTACTGGTGGAATGACGTTTATAACGTCCTTATTACAACGTACACGCAAGAAGAATCTAACATCCCCGGTAAAGGCGGCAAAGGGAGTGCCGGAACCGCCGGTTATAAGGGATGCCTCATAATCTACTATTAGGCGGTGGAAACATGGCAATAGAATACTTCCGTAGTTCGCTTCTGGCTCAAGAAATGGAAGATACATGGACGGGCGCGATCAGATTCAACGCTGAACAGGAGCTGTCTGAATCTCAGAAAGCTCAGGCACGCGAGAACATCGGCGCTGTGCCGTTCGGCAGCAATCTCAAAATATTAGGGCATTTCGATACAGTTGCCGCGCTGCAAGCATCTGCACCGCAGAATGTCGGCGACGCTTACAGCGTGGGCACGACAACGCCTTATAACCTGTACATCTTCGACGGCCTGCGCAGCGAGTGGCTGAACTACGGTCAAATCCGCACGGCGGATATCTCCGCACGATACGTCGAGAATCAGGTGATAGCTGTATCGGCGTGGACGCAGGATACCTCATCCCTCGCGGGATACAGCTATAAAGCACAGATCACGGTCAGCGGCGCGACGGGCGATGATTTCCCGATTGTGGCATTCAGCCAGAGCGACGCAGTGAGCGGAAATTTTGCACCGCTGTCATTCTCCTTTGACGGTTATCTTGAGATATGGGCTAAAGAAAAGCCGACGGCAGCAGTGACCGTCCCCATCGCAACGATCATAGTCAATGGCGGCAACGGACGCGGTATCACCAATGCAACCGGTGGCATAACCGCGGGGAGCATTGGTGCTGATAGCCTTGCAAACGGCTCTGTGACGGCACCTAAGATTGCAGACGGCGCAGTGTCACAGACTTTTACCGCAACGATAACCGCCGCGGGATGGACGGGCGACGCGACACCATACACAAACGATGTCACTGTAACCGGCCTGACCGCCGATGACAATCCTTTCGTTGACATGATCGCATCAAGCGCTTTCGAGACCACAGAAACTGAAATTGAAGCATTTGCGAACATTTATCGAATGGTCACGGCGGAAAATAAACTCACGGTCTATGCGGCAGAAAAGCCGACTGTTGATATCGCCATTCAAATTAAGGTGGTGAGAAAGTAATGGGTGAAGCTTTTATAACGCGCAGGGGCGGCAGCAGCGCCAAAGTCTATGCCGTCATCGGCGTCACCTATCCCTCAGGCTCAACCTGCACATGCACGAACGGCGCGAAGACGCTAACGGCAAAAGATACCACCGGAAGAGCACTGTTTGTTATCCCCTCAGCCGGGACATGGACGGTCAAGGCTGTTAGCGGCAGCAAGAGTAAGAGTAAAACAGTATCGATCACTGCAGAGGGACAGGTCGAGACTGTGGAGCTGATTTTTGAGACGATACTCTGGGAAGCCGGATCGGATCAGAATACATCTTTAACGGGCGGCTTCGCCGTGAATGATGCAAATTACGTCACAGTAGGCGACAGCATAGTGACCATAACCGGCAACCGAACATATTTCGGCAGCGGCAGCCACGAATGGTCATACAGCGGCAACTTTTACACCAAGTCGAAAGTGACCAAGGGGCAATTTGAGTATTTCTGTGCGAACATCACCGAAAATACCGGCACTAACGCCAACAATAAAGCGTGGCTTTATGCGGCAGATCAGCATGATTTCACTGAGAGTAATACGCTTGCAAGACTTGAAATCCCGGTCACTACAGGCGAAACAGGCATATTCAGAATGCCACTCACTGGAATAACTTCTGCCGTTCTCGGCATCCGTGTCTATGGCTGGAACAACCTGCAAACGATCAAGACAAATAAGATTTGGCTTGAATAAGGGGAGGGGTAGCATGAAAATCTATATCGACATAAATGGCGGATTCAAATGTTATCCCACAGATACCGGCGGCCTGCTTGAATATGAAGAGCCATTTTTTAACGGCAAATGCTCTGAGTTCATAGAGAGCTATCGTTGCAAGCCTGTTGGATATAAGTGGATAGCTGAAAACGGCGAATTTACCCGAGCTGATTGCAAGCTTCTTGCCCCGTGGAAAGACCTAAGTGAAGCGTACGCGGCACAGGCTGCATACGTAACGGCGCAGAATAAGCAGTACGAAGCAGCCCTGACCGCCATTGAAAACGCGCTGGAGGTGACGACATGACCATTGAAGAAAGAGCAGAACGGTGTTTGACCCGCATAGCGGAGATTAAGCAGGGCGGCAGTTCTGCCGAGATAGAGGATATGCGCGCCGCCCTCGCCGTGTTGGGCGTCACCGACGAAGAGGAGGGCAACGAATGAGCTACCTCAAAAACGCGCAGAAGCTCCGCAACGACATCGATAGTGCCGGTGCAATGCTGACAGATGAACAGGCCGTAACCGTACCGGCGATATACTGGCCATGGGACGGAGACGGTGTGAAATACGCTGTCGGGGACAGGCGCACGGATGACGGCGTACTGTACCGCTGCATCACGGCGCATACGTCGCAGCCGACGTGGAAACCCGCCGATTCTCCGAGCCTTTGGGCAAAGGTGCTGATACCCACGCCGGGAGAAATCCCCGAATGGGAGCAGCCGAGCAGCACGAACCCCTACGCCAAGGGCGACAAGGTCAAGCATAACGGGAAGATATGGATATCTAATCTCGACGGGAACGTATGGGAACCCGGCGTATACGGATGGACGGAGGTGACGAGTGATGCCTGACGATGAAAAGACCGACAGCGGCCTGCTGACGGAAGATGCACACGAGAGCATAGACCCGACAGGGTGGCTGCTCTCAAGGTTTACGACAGTGACATGAGGAGGACACCATGGGAATCATTGACAATGCCGTGACCCGCGCGCTTGAGATAGCGGCGGACGATAGTCACGGTTACGATCAGACAAGCCGCTGGGGGCCTGACTACGATTGCAGCAGCCTCGTGATAGACTGCTTCAAGAGAGCGGGATTGCCCCTCAGCTGCACCTACACGGGCAATATGCGCGGGGATATGCTTCGCTGCGGTTTCGAAGACGTGACCGGCAGTGTCGACCTCGCGACCGGCGCAGGGCTTGAGCGCGGGGACGTGCTCTTGAACCACGTCCATCACACCGCCCTGTATATAGGCGGCGGACAGCTGGTGCAAGCGAGCATCAACGAGTACGGCACTGTGACCGGAGGCCAGACCGGCGACCAGACCGGGCGCGAGATATACACGCGCGGGTACTACAACTATCCGTGGGACTGCGTACTGCGCTACACCGGGGCAGAACCGGACACGGTGCCGGCACCGGCGAAACCGACACGCTATGTTACCGTCGAGCTGCCCATGCTGGAGGACGGTCAGACCGGCGTAGTCGTCGCCATGCTTCAGGCAGCGCTGAAGTATCTCGGCTATGATCCTAAGTGGATCGACGGCGAGTTCGGAACCAAAACGCGCAACATGCTCATGGCCTATCAGGCGGAGCACGGCCTTGAGGCTGACGGCATCTGCGGCGCGGCCACGTACAAGAGCATAGTGGGGAGGCGATAACGCATGAGATAACAGCGCAACTCCCAAAACATATAGACGAGGAAAAGAAATGGAAATTTTAAAAGCGTTTATCACATCGTGCGGCGCGGCCATAATTGCCGGTATCTTCTCGCTTATCCTTGCGCGCAGAAACAGCAAAAAAGAGCGAGATGAGGCAAACAATCAGGTCATAGCCAAGCTTACCAGTCTTGATACCAAACTCGAACAGCATATTCAGCGGGATGCGGCGGCAAAGGCGGATGAATCCCGCAGCCGTATTCTGCGCTTTGGTGATGAAGTCCGGCGTGAGATTCTTCACACGGAAGAGCACTGGATTGATATCCTGCTCGATATAGACCGGTACGAAGACTATTGCGACACGCATCCGAATTATGAAAACAACCGCGCTACACACACAATTCAGTATCTTAAAAACGTCTATGATGGACGTTTGAAGAAAAACGATTTTTTGAAATGAGGTAATAATATGAAGCTTTCCAACAAAGTATACGATGTTCTCAAGTGGCTGGTAGTCATTGTCCTGCCCGCCGTCAGCACGTTTTACAGCACCGTCGCACCGCTGTTCGGCTGGTATGACCCCGGTACTGTCGCGCAGGTCATCAGCGCCGTCTGTGTCCTTGCGGGCGCGGTCATCGGCATATCTACAGCTGAGTACAATAAGACCAAAGAATAACAATCGCGCGCCGCGTGCGGTCAAAGACTTGCGTGCCTACGTGGGCGCAAACAGAAAAATCCTTTTAAACCGACAAAAACGGAGGACAGATGAAAGAATCCTTGAAAGATTTCTGCCGCTTGAATGGGCTGAACCAGCGATCAGCAAACCTTGTAGACATGCTATATAATGCGTACATAGGAAGTGAGGCTAACGACAACAGCAGAAATAAAAACCAGTCTGATAACGCCGGGGGAGAAGAACAAGCTGCAATTTCCGAGAGCACTAAGGGAGCAGTTTGAACGCGACTGCGGCTTTACCGACGAGGAGTTGACCATATTCCGCATGAGGGCGCGGGGGATGAGCATCTTACAAATTTCCTTTGCTCTTCAAACGGAAACCGAGCTGTACGGCACCGAGAAAGTCGAGCGCCGTATACGGAGCATAAAAAACAAAATAGCTGCCGCGATTGATGGCTAAATAATGTGTTGATGAGGGCTAACCGATGGGTTAGCCCTCTTTTTTTATGCGAGAATATCAGCAGAAAGGACGTGACATAATGGATTACCCACAGTATTACCAACAGCCCCCGCAACAGCCACAGCAGCAGTTCTACGGCGGTTATCAGCGGCCTATGCAGCAGGTACAGCAAGCACCGCCGGGGTACGTCTGCAAGCCCGTGACAAGCCGTGAGGAGGCCGTAGCAACGAGCACGGACTATTTCTCTCTTGGTGTCGTAATGCCGGACTTGGGGCACGGCATGATCTATCTCAAGCGATTTAACCAGCAGACCGGATCATCCGACTTTTTCGAGTTCCAGCGGTATATACCGGAACAGTCTGCACCGGTGGAGTATGCGACAAAAGCCGATCTTGACGCGCTCCGGGCGGAGTTGACACCTAAGAAGAAACGGAGGGCAGACGACGATGAATAACCCAATGATAGGGCTGATAAACCTTGCCCGTAGCGGCGGCAATCCCATGACGCTTATACAGCAGATGGCGGGGAGGAATCCGCGAATGCAGCAAGCGTACAGCATGATACAGGGGAAAAATCCGGAACAGCTCAAACAGATGGCCGAGAACATGGCGAAAGATCGCGGCATGACAGTTGAGCAAGTCGCTAAGAATATCGGTTTGATGTAAATAAAAACCCGCTCCGCTGTTGCAGCAGCGGAACAGGTAAGCGGCAAGAACGTAAGTTCTTCTATAAATAAGTATAGCATAAAGGCGGGCTTGTGGCAAGCTTGCAATTAAATATTCTATCAGTTCACGGCATCTTGACAAAAAGCCGCTCACTGGATGCAACCGAGAGCGTACGGCTCGGATGTAAATAAACTGATAGGAGACTTTTTATGGCAGACGATTTTATGAGCGGATTTCTCGCCGGGCAGGGCGACGGTAATTCCAATCGCGGCGGAATGTTCGGCGGTGATGGATGGTGGGCTATCATCATCTTCGCGCTGATCTTCGGTTGGGGCAACGGCGGCTATGGCTTCGGCGGCAATTCCGGCGGTGTAACCGATGGCTATGTCCTTGCCTCCGACTTTGCGAACGTTGAGCGCAAGATCGACGCGGTGAACAACGGCGTTTGTGACGGCTTCTACGCGATGAACACTGGAATGCTTAATGGCTTTGCCGGTGTGACGCAGGCCGTGACGAGCGGATTCTCTGCGGCGGAGCTTGCCCGATGCAATCAGCAGGCGGCACTTATGCAGCAGCTCAACGCGATGCAGATGCAGTCTCAAGAGTGCTGCTGCGAGAACCGCGCGGCTATCGCGCAGGTGCGCTACGACACGGCTACACAGGCTTGCGACACCCGCAACACCATCCAGAACGCAGCACGTGACATAACCGACAACCAGAACGCGGGGACGAGAGAAATTCTCAACTTCCTCACGAACAACCGACTGCGTGAGCTTGAGGCGGAGAACTCCACACTGAAGCTTGCAGCGTCTCAGGCGGCGCAGAATAACTACCTTGTCAACACTCTGCGCCCTGCACCCATACCGGCGTATCAGGTGCAGAACCCCTATTCGTATGGCGCGAACGGTTGCGGCGGCTGCGGCAACTATTAAGCAAAACTGATATCGGGGCGGGGATAACCCGCCCTTGAAAGGAGATTACTATGTCATGTAAACCCGTATGTCAGCTTTGCCCAAAGCTGATACTCAGCCAAGCGATAACGTTTGCCAATGGCAACGTAGTTGTCAACCTCCCGGACGGCAGCTATACCAACGGCGAGAAATACTGTATCGTATTGGCGCAGACCATACCCGCGACGGCGACGATAAACGCGCCGGTCGTGTTCACCATTGGCACGGGGACAACTCAATTTCCGCTGACAAACCGCTGCTGCGCACAGGTGACAGCGTGCGGAGTGCGGACGCGGACGAAGTACAGCACTATCGTTGTCACGAACTCAACGGGCGCGACGTTCCGCATGATCGGAAACCCGTGCTGCTCTCCGAGCAACAATCTTACCGCAGTTAACGCGGCAACAGGAGGTGCGACAGCATGAGCAGAACCGACCGTATAATGAGAATCCGCGACTATCAGCCGCAGGATAAATACCGTGACCGCCGGGGGCGCGAGCATTACGAGAATGGCCGTTACGCGCCGCGCAATGAATACCGCGACAATTACCGGGATGATTACTATGAGCGCCGCAGAATAGGCTTTGACTACGATGCGCCGCGTATGGGTGATCCGGTAAGCTATGGCGGGGACTATGAGCGCGGTTATGGCGGCGGCAGTATGTACAACGGCATGAGCCGCGAGATGGCGGACGAATGGATGCATGATCTTGAGAATGAGGACGGCAGCAGGGGCGCACATTGGAGCTACGATCAGACGTCGAATCTTCTTAGTCAGAAGAAATACGACTGCGATCCGATAGAGTTCTATGTTGCAATGAATATGTTGTACTCTGACTATTTCAAGGTCGCAAAGAAGTTCAACGTCAACAACACAGAGTTCTACGCCGATCTTGCCGAAGCGTTCCTTTGTGATAAGGACGCGGCAGATGATAAACTCATAAGATATTATGAGTGCGTCGTAGGCTAAGCCGGAGGCCGGGGACAATCCCCGGCCTTTGCCGAATTTGTGTTAATAATACGTTGATAATAGAACGGAACGGATAAGAACGGAACGGAATAAAAAAGTGACAGGATTCGCGAAAAACTTCGTAAATCCTGTCATTTTTGGTGGAGATAAGCGGGATCGAACCGCTGACCTCTTGAATGCCATTCACGAAAAATGCACCTATTTTCAACGGTTTGCGGGCTTTTGTTGATAGTAGGTTGATAATAGAAAGGTATCAAAATATGGCTCTTCAAGAGCCTATTCAAGAAAAACTATCAACGCCGTTATCAACATCATAGTGCATCTGTTATCTTCCTCAAATCCGCATAGTTTACGTCCTGATAATGCCGCAGCATTTCATCACTTGTGTGGCCGATGAGAGCGAGCTTGTCACGGTCCGCTCCGCCGACACGTTTCATAAGCGTTGCGAATGTGTGACGGCAGCTGTGCGGAGTATAGGTGTAAAATTTCTTCCCGTCGCGCTCGACGATGGGATTGTCTATGCCGCACTTCTCAAGCACGGAATAAAACAGGTCACGATATCGTGAGGTCGTGAACGGCTTCCCGTCCTCATCGGTGAACACCGCACCGCTGGTTTTGCCCTGCATGGCCTTGTCAATGTATTTCTGAATCTTCGGGGAGACGGTGACAGTGCGATCCGTTCCGGCCTCCGTTTTAGCGCCGCCGATAAATGCCCGCTCTTTGCTGTTGTAATTCGCCGCGTCGAGCGTTACAAACTCGGCAGGACGAAAGCCAAGGTAACATTGGCACAGCACGATAGACGCGCCGAAAACGCCGTCTGCGTGCTTCTCAAGCTTGGGTAAGGCATCATCCGGCAGCGCGTTTTTCGTGCCGCTGTCGCCGCTCACGGTGAGGTACTGCCCCATGTTAAGCGTGACGTAGTGCCGGGGGATGGCGAATTTGTAGAGCAAGCCGCATAGGGCTTTCATGTTCTCTTTTGTGCGCCGCCCTTTGTTGCACTCATCAAGGCAGTCTTGCAGGTCGTCAATGTCTATATCCGAAATGTACAGACGGTAGACCGGCGCAAAATATTTATACGCCGCCTTGTAACAATCCATCGTAGACTTCCCGGCGCGGTGAGTTGGTAGCCATGCCTCATAGATTTGCTTGAACGTGGCCTGTTTAGGCTTCTCGCGCGGCGTGAGCTTCAGGACGGGTAAATAGTTCACCGCTTCTTTCTTTGTCTTAAAGCCGCCCTTAGTGCGCGAGACGGGGCGCGACACGCCGTCACTCCCGGTCGCATAGTCTATCGTTACCTTTGCTGTCCACGTCTTTCCGCGCTTGTAGACCGTGCCCATACCGTTTCCCCGGCTCTTTACCGTGCGCGGCTCCGACTGCTGCTTTGCACCGCAAAACATACAGTATTTGCTTATGTCGGGGATCTCTTCTTTACATTTTCGGCATTGCATAACATCACCCTATAACAACGCCCCCGGTCTAACGACTGGGGGCTATTTTTATTTCCTGAACAAAAACCGCAAGGCGTAGCCGATGGCGGCAAGCGCCGCAATAACAAGCAGCACAAGGAAAACGAAGAACACGGATACTCCCGCAGAACGGAAAAGACCATCGCTGAGGATGCGCGCGTCGATAATCATGTAACCTATGACCGCCAAGAGCAGCAGCGTGGACACGGCAGCGAGAACGCCGACAATAATACGGGCGGTTTCGAGCCGTTTATCCTTTTGCTCATCAACGGCGGTGAGCCGGGTGTTGTCGATTTCCAGCTCATGAATGCGTTGTTGCTGCCCCTCCGGACTGTCAACGGGCTTCTCAAGCCCGAACAAATCATCCAGCGACAGGTCAAGCACCTTGCACAGCGCGGCGGCGTTGTACAGCAAGGGATTGACCTGCTTCCCGGCGTTGATATTGTTTACCGCCGATTTCGGTACGCCGGATTCGTCGATCAGCCTTTGCAGAGTGTAACCTTTACTATCCTTTGCCTCACGTATTCGACCTTGAAAAGCGTCACAATACGGCTGCAATTCCTGAATAGCAGACACTTTTTACATCTCCTCGAAAATTTTTATGAAATATAAATCTGTTTTTACGACTTAGCCGTATAGATATTTTTCGCTGGGTCTGCTACTATAAAAGCGTAGCAGATAAGTCGGTTTACAAGGTATCTGTTACAGCCCCGGCAGAGGTTGCCGCCAATGCCGGGGCGCTTGCTTAATTACGATAAACCAAGTTGAGCTTTAGCGACTACTTTACCACCTTGAAACGTAACGTTGGCGTTGGAGCCGGGAGCGGCACCATACCATACATATATTTCGGTCTTGTATTCATCTCCACCAATATCGACCTGCGATGAAAGTTCTCCCTCGGAGCCGATGATGTTTACAACCTCGTCGTAAGTCATGCCGGTTTCAATCGCGTTGAATTTCTCAGCTGTGATTCCTTGCACTTCGCTTTTTGTTGAACCACCATTCCCGCCAATCGCGCCCACGAAAATAGAAATACCGACAAAAAGCATGATGATTCCGAAAAACACGCGCCAACCGCTGGGCTTCCTTTTCGCGCCGCACTGGGGACAGACTTTAGCGCTCTTCGAGATTTGCGCGCCGCAGTCCTTACAGGTCACAAGCTTGGACATAGCATTACCCCTTTTCAATATAATGTGAATAAATTGTTTCGCTGCTTAAATGTTAACACTTTGTACTGTCAAAATCAAGTGAAATTTGTCGAAAATTATAAAAGGAGAAGAAAAAGTGAAAAAGAAGCGAGAAGAACTAATAAACATGGTATGCGAGATGAACACTGAACAATTCAAATGGTTCACAGCGCGAGCGCTTGAACTGCTATCTGATAAAGAGCTTTTACCTTGTCATCCGGCAACGCCAAAATCAAGTTAATCATTTCCCGCTTTTCTGCTGAAATTTCCGTATCCGAAGCTGTAACGGTGCTGTTGGCACTTTCAACGCCGTTGATTAGGTCATCTGTTGACACGTCGAAATAATCAGCGAATTTTTTTAACGTTGCCGCATTGGGTGTTCCGCCCTTTTTCCAATGCGACATACTCCCCTGACTGCATCCTAATTCAGTAACGACATTTGTAACTTTTACACCATGCGAACTGCACAGCTTTAGCAGGTTTTCATAAAACATGACAAGACTCCTTGGCACACACGAATTTTTGATGTAAATATAGCTATGCTGAAATATAAATTGAAAGGAGAACGAACGATGGCCACATTTAATCAGCTAAACGTGACTGTAACCGATCTGCAAGCGCGGATAAAGAACTATGAGGCCGAGATAAGCGACCTTAAATGGGAGCTGGACAGAGAAAAGGAGCTTACCGCCGCCATAAAAAGCGCGACGGAAAAGGGAGCACTGCCGCCGAAAGGCGTGGAGTGTACCGGGTGTAAGCACTGTATTATTTACGTCGATGGTTTGGACGTGCTGACGATAGGGTGTGACAAAGACATCAGCTGCAAAGACTTTGAGCCGTCAGAGCATATCGCAAAGAAATTCGAGGGGCGGCACAGATGGGGCAAAAGCGGCAGGATAAAGGCCGAGGTCACGATTCCGCTGAACTCCGCGGACTATTAGGCTTTGATTCTCTCTCTTCCCTGCGCTTCACACACTCATTATGTAAGAAAAGCTGCATTGCATCGAAAGACTTGAAACCGCAGCCCTTACAGTTCCCTGCTTTCAGCTCTTTTAAGGTAACATACGTTGTTGCGAAAACGTCAATACGTTCGCCGTATTCGTAGCCCTCACAGAGCTTTAGCGCTGCTTCCCATACTTCATCCTTGGGCGGTTCTTGGCTCTTCTTATACGCGAGATAGGCATAGAACACGGAGACGGCAGAAGAAAGGATAACTGAAATGCAAGCAAGAATAATCACAAAATCACCTCATATAAATTGAAAGGAATTTGAAGATGACACTGATTGAATTTCTGACGAAAAAGAAAAGGGATTACAACACGCCGCCGGAAATCACAGACAACGGCTATACCATCATCGGCCCCAACTGTGGGCGTGACAAAAACGGCGTTTTTAAGTGCGTGTGTGGAAAGTGCTATCCTAACCCGCCAAAGCAATAATCGACACAACGGCAGCAATGACAGCGGCGACAGCGGAAACAACGGAAATGACAGTGTTAATAACAAACCGTTCTTTGTCTGTCTGCGCCCTTGACGCCGGTGTTTCAACGAGCTGATTTATATTCTCGACTTTGACTGTATAATATTTTTTCTTTCTCATATCTATATCTCCTTTTTGTACAGCTCCGCTAATTGCGGGGCTGTATTTTTGTTTAATGCGCTAAACATCAAAAATTAGTGTAAATGCGATTGACATACACGAATTTTTGATGTAAGATACCAACTGGAAACATTGAGAGACAAAAAAGGGAACACAAAACCAAGCCCTTACGGAAAGATTTTCCGAAAAAGCTCTAAGAACGTATTGTGACTGTTGGCGCTTTCACAATACAACTTTTACCGCGAATTGTCAATGTTTTCTCTGATAAAACGCAGAGGGGGGGTGAGCGACATATACGAACTGTTCAGAGGAAAGATAGCCGAGCAGAAGAAAATCCGCCATTTGACGGATGCGGACATAGCGAAGATGACCGGCTATACCACAAGCACCATACGGGCGTTCATGTGCGGCGTTCGTGAGAATGAGAAGATAGCAACCGCCATAGCACAGGCGCTTGAAATTGAGAGGTAACAAGCCGAAAGGCAAGTTATAAGCCCCGTGAACTGCTGGAAACGCACAGGAAACGGCCTTGAAACAAACTCAGGAGCGGGGCAAATGAAAAGGAGGAAAAAGAGTGACGATTGACGATATCGAGGCCATGGATAAGGCCACGTTAACACCGCAGGAGGCCGCAAGCGTCATCAACTGCAAACCCTATGACATCAACGTTAAGTTCAAAGAGGGCAAGCTTGAGTTTCCGGCCATAAAGAGCGGCAACCGCGTCAAGGTTCTCCGAGAGCCGTTTATACGGTTCGTGAGGACAGGCAAATGAGACCCTGTATGGGCTGTGAGCTGCGTCGCATCGGCTGTCATGCAGAATGCCCGGCGGGCAAAGCGCAGGAACGCGAGAACGCAGCAAAGAAAGCGTACATAAGGAAACACAATTATCCCGACGCTGATGAAGTCTTGCGCGCGGGAATGGAAAGGAGAAAGAAAAGATATGGATAGCGTACTTGGATGGCTGACGGTCACTGCCGGGGTGTTCTACTTCTTCGGTGTGCTCTTCCGTCAGGGAGTGCTTGAGCTTGAGGCGCGCAGCGCGGCGAGTGAAAGAGCATGGCAGGAGGCCGGGAAATGAGAGTCCTTATAGCTTGTGAGGAATCGCAGAGAGTGTGCATAGCATTCCGGGAACGCGGTCACGAGGCGTACAGCTGCGATATACAGGATTGCTCCGGCGGACATCCCGAGTGGCACATCAAGGGCGATGCGCTGAAAGCTATAGATGGAGGGCGAGTGATTACAATGGATAGGCAGGCGCATGACGTAGGCCGGTGGGACTTGCTCATCGCGCACCCGCCGTGCACTTACCTTACCGTCTCTGGCAACAGATACTTCAACTTGGAAAAGTATGGCGACAGTGCAAAAAAGCGGTTGCTTGCGCGCCTGGATGCCGCGAGGTTTTTTCTATCGTTTGCGCTGGCTGATGTTCCGCGAATTGCCGTAGAAAACCCTGTCGGTGCAATGTCTACACTTTTTCGCAAGCCTGACCAGATAATCCAGTCCTATTTTTTTGGCGACGAAGCGAGAAAAACTACTTGCTTGTGGTTGAAAAATCTTCCGTGTTTGGTGCCAACAAATTATGTATCGCCCGGTGAAATTCTTC